TCACGCTGACCGTCCTTCCTGTCGCATCCAAGTCATGAATCTCTGTCCGAGTGATCGACCACCGCCGTGTATGTCCTCCAGATATATGTCGACGGCAACTCCAGTCGCAGTCATCGCCATTCCGGCACCTAAGAATCGCAAAATGGCACGCAACCATCCCATTCGGGGAGGAATATCAGTATTTAGATGACGTCCATCTTTGGGAAGCAGCTTGACATGGTGTTTGAACATAGTGTCAAAGTCCAACGACATCCAAGTGTCTGGTACGGCTAAGTTGACCACTCTGGCTAATTGCACAGTATTCACATCTTGCAGCATTATCTTCCCGGCCAATGCGTCCGCTTCTGACTCCTGAAGTCCCACCATTAACAACTGCGCCGTTAACGCTTTCTTATCAGCACCCAGCGTCCGTAATCGTAACAACGCGCTGTCGATTGCATTGACGTCGAGACCCGACACCGTCTTCGCCATGAATAGTGTCTGTGCAAAGTACTTCCGCGTACTCTGGAGCATTGGTCCAACGCTAACCATTTTGAGAAAAGGATCCGAGTTTAATGGGTCAATACCCGCACATAATGGTAATCGCAAATCAACCGATGGTTCACGAGCCTCGCACATTCGCCATTTTACGAGCAGATATGCCTCTAACAACTTGGAGAAGCTCGAATAACTGTGCTTTCTAGCACGCATTAACGTCTCATCCATTTCTGCCAGCTCCTCTCGCGTAGCGGTCGCTGCCTCCTGCGCCCCCTGATACCATTTATGGGGTACATCAAATAGTGACGGAGGGTTGTGAATTATCCCCGCTCCATACTTCTCCCACTCACTACGACCACGTAGCACACGCGACTTTAGCTCCGGATTCTGCATCAGATAGTCGGATAATGCCTGGGTGAATTGTTCTCTTACCTCACGAGGGGCTGCTCGTCCAGACTTCTTAGGATTTCTGGGCAATTGTGCCATATAATACCCTTGATATAGTTTAAGCTCATTGAAACACTTGCGGTAATCCGCGTTTCCGAATACAGGTGAGCATTTGTCAGTTACGTAGCCATTAGCCACCATCCATCTTGTCATTAGAGGTCGTATCAGACTAATCCAACTATACATTCCCAGATCCCCAGTAGGCATGTACCAGGAGAATATCCATGGATCTGACCCGAATACCTTAACCAGCGGTAGCCCCCAATAGACAAAAGACCACATAGGATACTGAAGATAGCCCACGCTCTCACCAGTCATGGTTCTTTGACGTGAAAAAGCACAGCACAAAGCCCATGAATAACGTATCCATCGTTGCCACTGTAACCCGTCATGAACGCCATTAAAGAAAATACCCATAATCTGGTCTAGAATTGCTGGCCATGGCTCCTCTGCTGACGAATTCGCCCGTTCTTTACCAACAATTGGATGACGACTGAGATTTGGAATTCGACAGCCAAATATGAAGTACAGCTTTAGGTATTCGGCAGTCCCATCATACGCTATGTCATATTTCCATCCGAATTCCTCACCATATTTCGAGATTAGTTCCAGCATCTTCTGAATGGTTTCACTGTTCACCTTACCAGCAGTATTCCCGTCGATAATCATCAGTCCGTCGTCACCTTGGCACACGTAATTTCTCTGAATGGTTAAAGACTTCATTAGACGTAAGACGTCAGGGTCGTCAGTGTGTTCTGGTCCCCACACTGTCAAGAAAGTTTCCATCATCGTACTGTTGTTAGCAGTATGCTCAGTAGAAGTGGCTGTTGAGCCTGACGGGAAAGTGGTAGTCATGTGGGTGAAATCGTTACCTGGAGAAAAAGAGTCGTTTACTCTATACGAAAATCCACGTTTGTATAGCTTTGAAAGATGCTGAATCATGTTCTGCATTCCCGATATCGGCCTAGCAGCTCTCACTCCAACGACAGACTCGTCATTTACAATGGACGCAGGAACCCCCATAAACGGTTTTCCGATAGAGCTACTAGCAACACCTTCGTGAATAGCCGCCATAATTACGGATAGAAAGAAATCCCAGGTAATACTAGCATCACATGCAGATATGTCAATGTTGATCGACTGATTCGGCGGACTCGAAGCATATACGCCTAAGGGAATCACCTTCTCAATAACTGCACTACCGGATGTCGTTGATAGATTCATGTGGTAGTTAATGTAATCTGCTGTCAATGTATGAGGCGCCGAAACCTGCTGCTGGGGCACATTTAATGGCATGATAGATCGTGGCCGCCTCTGCACCTGGTTTCGCAAGCCCATCGAAGTGTCAGCTAATATAGCCACTGATGTGTGAGAGAAAGGTAAATTTGCTAATTGTGCCGCCTGAAATATCTTAGTTGCTGCCTTTACTGGTAAGCCTTTGAAATCAGGCAACGACACATTGATTGCATACAGAGACTCGCGGAGTGTTGCGCCAGAGCCACCCCTAGCTGTCACGTATTGAGATCTCATAATCGCCTGAAATAGTGGGTCCCACGTACGTGGTTGAGCCGCCATTCTCGCCGCTGCCAGGTACCATGTTCTATATAAGTAACGCGCGATAGAGCTCGTTGTATCTTTTAAAATTCTGATTTCACCTATTGGACCTGTCCAATCTTTTTGGGGGATAGGAACTTTGATCTCCGGACTCTGTGTATATTCTTGCAGTACCGTCTCGGTGGGTGTTCTTACTAAGAAAATACCGCTAGTACATGCCATAGCGTCACGAATATACCTTACTGAAGTAAAATCATGCTTACTATAAGTCTTTGTACGTCTACGAAGCTCACTGACAACTGAGCTCAGTCCGTACTTCTCGCCAAGTTCCCGCGCTTTCTTATCATTGGACGGCGCCGACCTAGCATACTTAGTGGATAATGGCATGGCTCCCATGTACATAAATTTGTAATCCGATCTTGGCTCCAACCACTCAAGATTAGGACAATACCCTCCTTCTAGAGATTCATACATACTGTGCAACGTGTTTTGAGGAAAAATAGACTTAGTCTTCAAGATAAACCAAGCATAACTTGAGCTAGCTGCTGCATGAAGGCATATTTGTACTCCCAACCTCACTAGTGATGGGTCTAAACCCGCAGTCTGCTGCAAAATAGCTAAGTTAACAAGATCAGATAGCAATGGAGGAATTGCGGACGTCATCCGTGGCGACATTAACCAGAAAACCCCAGCAGATAAGTAAAGATAAGGTGCTCGATCTGGTAATGGCCCAGATATGTGACGACAAATTTCTCTAAAGCACCATAAAGGGCAATTGTGCGATAGACCTGGGATCTCATCATATTTCTGCAAAACTGGATCATATAAAGACCCTCCAGCTTCAGCCACTAATAGTGCCAACACAAACTTCTCCAATGGAGCCTTAATCTGTCGGGCTTGAGACTCAGCAATTCTACCATACGTTGTCGCAATTCTAGCTTGACTATCTCCATCCTTAGCACGGTTCTCGATGGCCTCAGACAAACGCCCATAAGATGTCAGAGTCTCATGTGGCTCCAGCAACTCAACAATAGAACAATTAGGCACATACACGTCATCAGGGCCTTGGTACGTTTTACGACGCACACGGTTCAAAGCATCAATGTAATAATACGAGTCGTGAGATGGTTTGGTATATATAGTTGGAGGGATGGGAAGCATCGCATCCTCAGAGAAAGGTATTTCATCCAACGCTTTGTAGACATCGCTACGAGTAAACATGGAGAATGCTTTCGCTGCATTTTCAAACACATCATTTGATTGGTCAGTAATACCTGAGATGCTCTCAATGAACGGTCCAAACTGAGTCAGTATCATGGATGACAT